AGTAACAAGCGCAAAAATAGCAGCCAACACAATAGCAACATCCAACATAGCAGATAACGCTGTGGATGGTACGAAGATTGCTCAGAATAGTATCTTAACAAAACATATTGATGACGCACAGGTTAACACTGCACAACTAGCAGGTAACTCTGTAGCAACAGCTAAGATACAAACAAACGCTGTAACAGCTACAGAACTAGCATCTAACTCTGTTTCTGCAATCCACATTGTTAACGGAAGTATTACAACCGATGAATTAGGAGGTGGTATAGTCATAGGCTCTAAGATAGCAAACAATGCTATTCTTACTCAGCATATAGATGACGGACAGGTAACTTCAGATCAGTTAGCAGCCGGAGCCGTTGTAGCAGGAAAGATAGCTGCAGGTGCTATTGACCAAACAGCAGACTTTGCAGCTAACGTTATAGACGGTACAAAGATTGCAACAGATTCAATAGTAGCAAGACATATAGCAGCAGGTGCAGTAGGCTCTTCAGAATTAGCGGCTAACTCCGTAGATTCAGCAGAATTAGTAACTGGTAGTATTGATACAATACATATCGGAGATGATCAAGTAACAGCAGCTAAGATGGCAGACAATGCAATTAACAATGTAGGTATGATATCATCAGGATTAATTACTGCAGACTTAATAGCTACGGATGCAGTAGGCTCAGCAGAGATAGCAGCCAATGCAGTAGACAGCGCAGAATTAAAGACTGGCTCAATAGATACAATACATCTAGGAGCTTTACAAGTAACAACTGCAAAAATAAATGCTAATGCTGTAACAGCAGCTAAAATAGCAGCAAACGCTGTTGGTTCAAGTGAGATTGCAAATAACTCTGTAACAACTACACAATTATCAAGTGCAGCCCTTAGTGGTAAAAGCATGACAGGAAATGTTATATTTAGTAATATAAATGCTTCCTCAGTAAATACAACAGGTAGTCTAGGTGTTGGAGACAGTTTTCCATCACAAAAACTTTCTATAAACGGAGTAGCTGGTTTTCATACAGGCACAGGAACTTCAAGTTCTACAGCAACTATTACATTAGATAATTTTACAGCTTCAGTATTTAGAACTGCTAAGTATTTAGTACAGATTACAAATTCAACAGACAGTGATTATCAATCACTAGAAATAACACTTTTCCATGACGGAACAACAGTTTATTTAACGCAGTACGCTTCTATATTTGACAATGGTGCACAAGCAACATTTGATGCAGATATAAGTAGTGGCTCTGTAAGATTAAGAGTGACACCAGCAAGCGGTGACACAATGGCTTATAAATTTATAAGAACAACAATAGAGGTATAAAATGGGACAAAAATTAGATTTTAATATTGAAGATGCAGGGATAAAGATTGACGGTGTGCAAGCCGTGGATTCCAGTGCAAACTTCTCAGGTGCAGGTATAGCAGCAGCCAAGATTACATCAGGCACAGTGCCCTCAGCTCGACTACCACACACAATTACTACCACTGCTCCAACCGGAGTAGGAAGTACGGCTAGCGGTCACATCTTTTTCGTATACTCGAGTTAAGACATGGCAATATTCGTAAACGATTCTGGTACATTACGGACGGTTAGATTTATCGCTATCAATGATAGCGGAACCATTCGTCGTGTCAACGAAGTTTACGTAAATGATAATGGTTCTTTAGCAGGGCCATTTACTGCTACGCATGCAACTACAAGACAAACTGCTACAACTACTAGTACTATATCAGGAGTGCAGAATACAGTATTCAATACGACTACTACTTTTGATACTGATTATAATACTACAACAACTTTTGATACAAGCAGAAGTACAACTTTCGACACTAGCAGAACAACAGACACAAGTAGAACAACGACATTTGATACAACTACTACATTTGCTACAACGACCAGTACAACTACAGCATTTACTACAACAACAGCTTATACTACAACGACTGCCTTTACAACTACACAAGGTACTACTACTGCGTATACTACAACTACAGCATTTACTACAACAACAACATTTAATACGACTCAGTCAACAACGACAGCTTATACTACGACTACAACATTTAATACAAGTAAAGCTACGACTACCGCATTTAATACTATAACTGCATATATAACAGCGTTCGATACAACAATAGGTACTAGCAGAAACACATCTTTTGCAACAACAACAGCTTATGTAGATGTTACTACTTTTGCTACAAGTACTGCTTATATAGACAATACTACATTTGCTACTATTACTGCCTTTATAAATAATACAGCATTTGGAACAACAGTAAGTACAAATACTACACAGGCTACAAATACAAGTAGAAGCACAAATACAACGCAAACAACTAATACCTCAACTACATTTGCAACTTCTACAGCTTACATTGATAACACATCATTTGCAACTATAACAGCTTATACTACTACACAAAGTACAGCAACATCTAGAAGTACAAACACTGCTAGAGATACTGCTTATATAGACAATACTACATTTGCTACTATAACAACATACGATACTACACAGTCGACTAATACAAGTAGAAGCACTAACACTGCTAGAGATACTGCTTATATAGACAATACTACATTTGCTACTATAACATCTTATACTACTACACAGGCTACCAATACTGCTAGAAACACAAATACCTCTACAGCGTATATAGATAATACAGCATTTGGAACAAGCAGAAGTACAAATACTACTCAAGCTACTAATACAAGTAGAAACACGAACACATCTACAGCGTATATCGATAGTACTGGATTTACAAACTCTACTGCATACGATACTACACAGGCGACTAATACAAGTAGAAGTACTGCGTTTACTAATAGTACAGCGTACGATACTACACAGGCGACTAATACAAGTAGAAGTACTGGGTTTACAAACTCAACTGGATTTACAAATAATACTTCATTTGGTACAACTAGATCGACAGGATTTACAAACGCTACTGGATTTACAAATAATACATCAAGAAACACTAACACAGCTAGAAATACAAACACAAGTAGAAGTACTGGGTTTACAAACTCAACTGGATTTACAAATATAACAACTTACATAACAACCTTTGTAAATCTTAATTTTGACCCAGAAAACGGAACTGACTTTGCTACAGATGATAGATCGACATCTAGAAGTACAAACACTGCTAGAAACACGAATACATCTAGAAACACTGCATTTACAAACTCTACTGGATTTACAAACTCCACTGCTTTTGCTACAAATACAGCTAGAAATACAAACACGAGTAGAAGTACTGCATATAACACTAGTCAAGCAACAAACACATCAAGAAACACTAACACTAGCAGAATTACAGCTTACATAGATAATACAGCATTTGGAACTTCAAGAAACACTAACACTTCTAGAATTACGGCTTACATAGATAACACAGCATTTGGAACTTCAAGGAATACAAACACAGCTAGAAACACGAATACAGCTAGAAACACCAATACAGCTACAGCGTATATCGATAACACATCATTTGCAACTATAACATCTTATACTACTACTCAAGCAACGAATACTGCTAGAAACACAAATACCTCTACAGCGTATATTGATAACACAGCATTTGGCACAAGCAGAAGTACAAATACTACTCAAGCTACTAATACAAGTAGAAGTACTGGGTTTACTAATAATACAGCCTTTACAAATAATACATCATTTTCTACAAGTAAAAGTACAAACACAAGTCAAGCTACTAATACAAGTAGAAGTACTGGGTTTACTAATAATACAGCCTTTACAAATAATACATCATTTGGTACAAGTAGAAGTACAAATACTGTTCAGGCTACTAACACAGCTAGAAGTACTAATACATCACAAACAACTAATACTTCAACTACGTTTATAACTGCAACTGCTTATATAGATAATACAACATTCGCTACTATTAGTTCATATACTACTACTCAAGGTACAAACACAAGCAGAAGTACAAACACTACTCAGGCTACTAACACAGCTAGAAGTACTAATACTGCTCAGTCTACAAATACAAGTAGAAGCACTAATACTACTCAGTCAACAGCTTATGAGACTGCTTATATTACTTCAAGAGCTTCTTCTAGAGCAACTGGAACGTCTCATTCTACAACTACAACATTTAATACAACTAGAAGTACAGCGTCGAGTAGAGCTACTACTACTACTTTTGCAACTACACAAGGAACAGTTACAACAAGAGCGACAGCATCAAGTAGAACAACAACAAGTACCTTCACTACAGATAGAGGTACCGCATCTAGTAGAACAACTGGTTCAAGTAGGACTACAACAAGTACATTTGATACTTCCAAAGATACAGCAACAGCTAGAACAACAACATTTGGAACAAGTACTACTTTTGAAACAACAAAAACAACAATCTTTGCCACAGGTAGAACTACAACAACTACTATTGAAACTACAAAAGCAACAGAAACAAACAGAACAACTGACCACTTAACAACAACTACTTTCGATACAACAACAACAGTATTTGAAAGAATAACCGCCTCCCAAGCAGGTACAATATTTGATACCGAAGTTGCGAGTCTTGCAGACTTTGGATTGTCTTATTGGGATGGCTCAGAATGGAGCGATTCTTAAAAAATGATAAAACCAACGAACGACGAGATTACACCAGACTATCTCAATAAAAAACTGGAATCAATGATGTTAGCAATATTTGACAGCATTGGAGAAATGGAAGAACGAATGAAGAATATGGAAAAACAACTTTTCGAGGCAAAAAATGCAGAGAACAAGAAAGCGTCCTAAAAAGAAGCCGCTAACAGCGATGACAATAAATGAGTCTCTGGGCGATGTCGCAACTCATTTTATGAAGTCAGGTTCTTCTTTTAGACCTAAAGATGACCTTGATGGTTTAGCCAACCTTAAAAGAAAATTAGAGCTAAAAACTAATGAAGGTATAGACTGGGAATATGATTTATGGTTTAACACTAATGAATTACACAGTATTAGAAAATGGTTGTATACAGATTTTTTAGGTAAAGGAATATATTGTAGAGTTAACTCTGTAAAGATAAATACTAAATTATTTAAATCGATTACTAATTCAGACATAAAAATAGATGAAGAAAGAATCGATAAGATAAAAAATAATTTACAGAACAAGTATACTTTACAATGGAACACAGAGTTTCACGATAAAGTTATCTTTCCACCAGGAAGTAACTTATTATGTAAAGGAACAGTGATTGATTATAATAGAGTAGGCAAATTAGTAAATGAAGGATATAAAATTAAACCTCATCCAATTACCGCTCCTATCTACATCGCAGATTTAAAAAGAAGATTTGGTGCTGCTAATGTACTAAATAAAAAAGAAGGTGGGTATGAATTACTACTTAATAGTAGTGAAGTAGCTACCGCACCTAATAGTGAGATGGGATTAATTGCAATCCTTCTCAGAAAGAAACTTTCTCTTGTTAGCTTTCCTAAAGTAGCGAGAGAGAAAAATTTACTAACCTATGAGAGCTTTTACGATACGATATCAAATAGAGACTCATACCTTGCACTTCGTAAGATATTTTCAGCAAAAAACTCTGGAATTATATTTGATTTTGACGAAGATGCAGAAGAAAGACTCCAAGCGTATATTAACAACTTTTGGGAATTTAAAAAGATAAAAAAACATGATTGAAATAGTACACCCCTATAAAAAAGTATGGAGTATGTTTACTTTAGCTTCACTCCTGCCTGATAAAGAAGAAGTAAGAATACATCTTTACGTAAATAATAAAGACTGGGCAGAAGCACCTATAGAATGGATACTGGATAACTTTCCTAACGTAAAGATATATGAGTCCTTTTGGAGACAGTCAGACTTAGCAAAATGCATGCTACATCTATTAGACCATTGGAAAGATAAAGGTGGACTACATAAAAGAATAGTATGGCTAGGTGGTAATAATATAATAAATGGTAAATGGGCAAACAACTTCCCTAATGAAGATTTCTTTAGTGGCTCTGTTTCTTTCTTATCACATAAAAGAGTTTTTAGAAAACATCCAAGATTCAAGGACTTCTACAGAATTTTACAAATACCTATTGCACCAACTAAAATGGAAAACATTGACCCAGAGTTTATGATATTTAATTATAACATGTTAAAGACTTTCCCATTGGAAGAACTATTCTGTCCAACTGAGACTGATGCACTAGCAGCTCAATCTCCTAACATGCCAAAGATAGACAGACTGCTATATCAAGCAGGTACTGAATGTTTCGTCGGAAAGCTACTAACTTATCAACATAAATTTGTACCATTATACATGAATGGTAAAAACGATATTCTAGTAGAGAAAGAAGCCATTGGGCCTTTAGATAGTGTAAACTATAATGTAATGTTAAGAAAATCTTTTACAATAAACATACAACATAAGTGGTTAATCAAAGACTACTTACTGTTACCTACTTGTGTACAGCTCTCCCTACCTTGGGATATGTATACTAATTTGATTCCAAGCATACCTATTAACTTAAGAAATGCTAGGAACAATGAAAAATTATTATTGAAATCAGCTAAGCAGAAACGCGTAGCTGGGTCTTTGGTAAAAGTAGGATTTAGACTAGGAAAAATCTAAATATTCTTCTTCTAAGTTGGAGAGAATTTTCCAATTTAATCTACCTCTATCGGATAGTTCTTTTACTATTTGTCTCTCATTAGGATTATGAGGAGTCTTTGAAATACTATTAACTGGTAAATGCCAACTAGCAGGATAGTCTGCCCCTGTGGAGAATGGTAACTTTTTAGCAAAGAAATCAAATCCTATAATTTCCAAACTATCATACTCACACTTATTCAAGAAATACATTATACCTAGGAAACCTGCTGAAGGACGATTGCCTCCATCTGCTTTACCATTGATAGCTCCTACCAAATCAAATATTTCTAGTATCTCTTCATCACTAAACATATTCGTAAACTCTAATCCTTCTACCTTAGGAGTGATAGGTTCTTTGTCCATATGTATTCGACATCGGTTAAATAAAACTTTTGCGTCTTTAAAGTGTTTCCAGTACTTCTGTCTTAAGAAACCTGTAATCCACATATCAGTTTTTTTACCTATCGAGACGAAATTCTCATTTGTAGGTATGCCTTTTCCAAATCTAACAATTGTGTCAAAACTGTCAATATATGAGCCGTACTCGTGTTGAAGTAATTCTACTGAATTTCCTACTAATATTACTCGTCCCATTATGACTTCAATCCCAAACTTCTAGCGATTTCTTTTTCATTCTGAATTTGGATATAATTTCCAGGATTTTCAATTGTTATTTCAGTAATGTCTGGGTTTTTTATCACCCAATCTACCCACTCACCTGCTCTCTCGTATGAGATACTTGAATGCATTGAAGACTCTAATAACCCAAAATTGATTGTAGCAATTCTACACTTGGCATTACTGTTATAATTTAAGTTAGTTGCCATATGATTTAGAGCGGCCTTTTGTGCAGCGTACTTATATCCTTTAGATATATTAGGTTGATGGGCTCTTGACGAAATATTAACTATTGTTTTAGTTTCATCATCTTTCCATACCTCATACACTTCTTCGAGAAGTCTGCATTGTTCCCACTCTACATGAGCATTGTTTACGAATACATCATATTGTGACCAATCTGCCCCAAACTCTACTCTTATTTTATTACCTTGTATATAATTTGCTAATTTACTGCTACCTGTTACTGCGATTTTCATAGTACTCCTTTACTAGATTGAAAGATTCTTTTCCAAACAGAGAACCGTCTACACTACACTTATTACAAGGGCTTTGTGACCTGTCTCCTCTCATTAATTTTTTACGAATTTTTGTCATAGGTTTACCGAACCATACATTGTGTAATGTATCTTGCAGCAAATTTCCCACAACATGTTCCCTACCCCAGTCGTTACTACAAAATAGAACATCTCCATTCCAATCTACGAACATTTTGTAGAAAGGATAGTGACATGGCTTTCCTTTTAAAGAAGTTATACTAGATTCTTCTATACCTACCCAATCGATGACCCCGCTACGGTTGTTAAGTATTAAGCCATGGTCTTTAAAGTCACCCCAATGCATACGATATTTGTACTTTTCTTCAGGTATGTTCTTCATAACTTTATCAAAGTGAGTCATTTGTTCTACACCATCATAAAGATTTATGTAAATCAAGTCTAATCCACTATATTCAAATAGTTCTTGTGCGTATGTTTGGGTTAATTTATCTCCATTAGTATTACACTCTAAAGTTGCTAATGGAACTGTGTGTCGAAAGATATGAACTATCTCTCTGAAATTTGGATTAAGTAAATTCTCTCCGAATCCACTCAATGATATTTTTCCACTAAAACCTGCCTTACCTAGTTCGAGACCGATTGTTTCGGCTCCTTTTGTGGTAAGATGCAAGTTTCTATTTGGAAATACTTTGGGGTCGTGTCTTGGACAAAAGACACAAGTTCTATTACATAACTCTGTAGTATTTATTTCAACAGTAAGAATCGAGTCTAACTCTGTTAGTACGCTTTTCTTTTCCCAATGTAACTTTTCTTGCTCACGCCTGTGTGCTAAAAAATCATACTGGTCTACTGCTGTTACAGGTATGTTTCTCATTATAATGAATTATATATGTCTGTCCATTCTTTACAGTATTCGTCATGGTCGTAAATACCCATCCATGGTCCACCGTCTGTAAAATGTACTCCTTTGGCTCTTTCACCAAAATCGTAATAATTTACTAGAGCATTATAAGCAGCAGGTAAAGAACCTAAGTTACTAGCCCAAGTAAACCCATGTAAATGTTTAGCGGCAGCATTGTTCACATACCACTCATTTAGCATTGTACACTCTTTATTATTAAAGTACATTAAAGATGACCAATATTTTTTCTCATAAGGTTTGTTTAATTTATCATGCATCTTAGTGTATTGGTCAAACATTAAGTCTGCATGTTGTACGCACATAACTTCTTCATTATCTTTCTTAAAATGAGTTATCTCTTGTGGGTCACATCTCCATAGAAAGTCACCATCACAGAATAGAGAATATCCCATGTAGTTGGAAAGTTGAGGTACAAGAAATCTAGTAAAAGCAAATTCGGTATTTCCTTTTTCTTTTCTATAGTAGATTCCTTGTTCCTCTAATTCCGAAGTAATTAAAGGTATAACTTCGTGTGTAGGATTAAATCGTAAGATTGATGCCTTACACACTTCAAACATTTCAGGATATGCTGATTCATAGCCTACGAATATTTTCATTACTCTTCCTTTAACTGGTCGCCAAGATCGTTAACATAAGCCTGTCGAGCAGTCTGTGTTATAGCCATCTTGTGTTTTAAGTCCTCTAGGTCAACATCACATTTGTTTATCGCATTAACTATACTTTGTTGGTCTTTAGATAATGACGATACGTCATGTGTTGTTTCATCTATTGTAATTGTTTGTGTTGGTAATTCTGAACTCATTTGAATACATCCTGCCAATTGCCTTGTGTACTAGCTTTAGCATACTCAGTAGAACGGTTTTCAAAAAAGTTGGTATGCTCAACTGCGTTGACTTGCATGTCAATCCAAGGCAAGGGGTTTTCAGTACTATGAAAAATCTTCTTCATACCTATTCCCAGTAACCTTCTGTCTGCAATATATCTAATATATTCCTTGACTTCTTTTGCTGTCAAATCTGGTATATCTGCTTTATCAAAACAAATATCAATAAAGTTATCTTCTAACTCTACTGTCTTTTCTGCAGCACAGTATATTTCGTATTTTAACTTATCGTTCCACAACTCAGGATTTTCTGCAATGAATGTTCTGAATAGTTTTGACAAACCTTCAACATGCAAGGATTCATCACGAATACTCCATGTAACAATTTGTCCCATTCCTTTCATTAAGTTATGTCTTGGATAGTTAAGAAGAATCGCAAAGCTACTAAATAACTGTACTCCTTCTGTAAATGCGCTATATACCGCCATTGTTTTTGCCATGTCATATGGAGTTTCCATGCTGAAATCTTGTAGATATTCATGTTTCTCCATCATAGCACCAATATCAAAAAACTCTTGGTACATGTCTTCTGACTTACCTAAAGTTTCTAATAGTAAAGAATATGCTTCTTGATGCACTGCTTCCATAGCAGCGTAACTGACAAGCATCATTCTTACTTCTGGTTGTTTAAATGTAGGTAAGTAGTGGTGGGCATAGCCTCCACATACATCTACATCTGCCTGTGTGAAAAACTTAAAGATATTGTCTAGCAATGTCCTTTCGCCTTCACTTAATTTTTCTTTATAATCCTTTATATCGTCTTGTAATGGTACTTCTTCAGGTAACCAATGCATTTGTTGTTGTTTTTTATAGTTCTCAAATGCCCAAGGATATTGAAAAGGTTTATAGTATTCTCTTTCTTTTAATAAACTCATTTATCCCTCGCAACTTAAACAGTCTGACTGTTCAAATATTATTTCTCGTTTAGCTTGATTAGAAACATTATCAGCTCTGCTGATAGCTTCACTTCTCAAGTAATACAATGTTTTTAAATTTTTCGCCCATGCTAACATATGGACATTATGTAAATCGCCTTTGTTTACATCAGGTGGGAAAAATAGGTTTACGCTTTGTGACTGACAGATATATTCCTGTCTCACTGAAGCGTGTTCTACAATCCATGCTTGATTGATTTCTACGGCTGTTTTAAATACATCTTTTTCCCACTCGTCGAGTATGTCAAGATGTTGTACACTACCTCTGTTTGCAACAATACTTTTCCAAGTGCTATCGTATACATCACTATGTCCTATTTTACTCATTAGCAACTTGTCTAAAAATTTATTCTTTACTAAGTTACTACCAGACTTTGTCTTTTGAGTATAGGCATTTGCTCTATATGGTTCAATACTTGGACTTGTGTTCCCACATATAATACTAGACGAAGCGTTAGGAGCGATTGCCAATAGATGAGCGTTCCTTACAGAACAAGTATCATCGTCTGGGCAGGCTCCTCTCTCAACAGCTAGTTGTCTAGTTGTGTTTTCCGCTTGTGTTTTGATATATTGGAACATCTCAGAATTAGCGCCTGTTGCCATTGGGTTGTCAAATGGTATTCCATTCTTCTGCAAATACGCATGAAAGCCCATAGCACCAAGTCCAATACTCCTCTCCCGCTGAGCACTAAACTTAGCTTTCTCTAGTTGGTCAGGAGCATTGTGAATAAAGTATTCAAGTACGTTATCTAACATTCTGACTAAGTCAGGTATAAATGCAGGTACTTCTTTCCACTCATTATAATACTCTAGATTGACACTAGACAGGCAACAAACGGCTGTTCGTTCTTCGTTTGTAGCGAGTGTTATTTCCGAACACAGATTACTGTGATGTACTTTCATTCCTTTCTTCTTCTGAAAGTCGGGCAAATCTTTGTTTACCGCATCTTCAAACATTAAGTAAGGCTCTCCAGTTTCCATTCTATTCTGAAGTATTTTAACCCATAACGCTCTCGCAGATACAGTTTTCTTTACTTCAAGGGAATGAGGATCTGTAAGATCCCAGCTGTCGTCAAAATCAGGATACTTTGAAGCGGAGTGAATAAGCTCCATAAAAGCATCTGGTACAACAACAGCATGATGGATATTAGTACACTTACGGTTAATATCGCCACCAGTTGGCTTCCGTACATCTAAAAATTCCTCAATCTCGGGGTGACTCATATGTAGATAACTTGCGTAACTTCCCCGTCTAGTTACTCCCTGTGAGAAAGCGAGCATCTCTGCGTCCACTACCTTCATAAAAGGTACTACCCCTGTACTCTCACTTCCTTTTGAAGTTTTTGAGCCAGACGCACGAACATCACTCCAGCTGCCTCCGATACCTCCTCCAAAAGAAGATAAGAAAGCATTTTCTGTGAAGTGGTCTGTTATTCCCTCTCTACTGTCGTCTACATAATTTAAGAAGCAACTAATAGGTAATCCCCTTCTAGTGCCTCCATTTGATAATACTGGCGTAGCAAACATAAACCATAGTTTACTTACATAGTCATATAGTCTTTGTGCATGAGCCTCATCATCTGCGAAAGCCATTGCGGCACGCGCAAAAGCTTCTTGGGGTGAAGTCTCATCACCTACCATATATCTATCTTTTAGAGTTGCTAATGCAAATTCATCTAAAAGACTATCTTTACTAAAGTCTATTTTCACTGACATAATTTTCTACTAATCCTATAATCTCTTTGGCGTGACCGAGCACTGCTCCATCTACGTCGTATGTTAAATCCATGAGTTTAATACCAACCTCAAGTCCTTCACTTCCGAACTCATTTAAGTTCTGTATGAATTTATACTTTCCTTCGATTGGCAAACTCGCCATAATATCAAAAATATCTCCATATTGTTGAATAATCTGTGTCGCTCTCTTTGGACCGATACCATCAACTCCTGGAACGTTATCTCCTTTATCCCCTGTCAAGCACTTATATGTTAAGAAGTACTCTGGGTCAAAATCATAATGCTCGTCCCAATTATGAAGTGTTGTTTCTTTTCTAGTGACTGTTGAGAATCTACTTATGTTTCCGTCAATAAGTAAATCCCAGTCTCTATCTGATGAAATCATCCAGATATTTTGTATACCTAGATTCTCTCTGTTCTGACAGATAAGAGCGGCTATATCATCAGCCTCTACGCCTGCATATTTTAGCGTAAGATGTCCCTTATACTTTAAAGTATTCATAGTAACTTGAAACTCGGCTAAGAACTCTTGGAACTCGCGTTCCTCTTTCTCAGTCTGTTCTGCATATCTCTCTTTTCTGTTTGCTTTGTATTCGGGATATATTTCTTTACGGTAGTTACTACCGCCATCCCCTAAGACTACGATTTCTCCGCAGTCATAAGACTTTGCTAATGATTGTACTGTTCTAACATAATCATGCTCAAAGTCATTCTTGCCCTGATGTTTCCATCTGAACGCCAAGTTGAGTCCATCAACTATTAGTAAGTTCCCATTCGGGATCGACTCTCCATGGCTCGTAAATTTTATCGCCATTTGTAAACTTTAACTCCTGTGTTTCTAAAAATTGTTCAGCGAAGGTGACATAGCACCCCAACCAGTTTATGTACATATGTTTTTTGTAACATGGCTTTCTTGTCGTTGCCACGTACCACTGTGAGTGGTTCTCCTTAAATATAAGTAGAGGTTCTTGTCCCATTTCAGTTGCCTGTCTGCACAACTTAGACCACCAACCCACAAAGGTATTACTCTTTTGAGTAAATATTTTGTGATTAAATGCCATATCACGATAAAACTTAACCTCTATTGTAAAGAGATTATGTTTGTGAGCTACCATTAAATCACCTTTTATCTTGCCAGAACCTGAACCAGGTGTCTGTACAAACACCTCGCCAGTAATTCTATTAAGCATTTCTGATACGCGTATCTCAGCGTCATGACCTTTTCTTCTTGAATTAACCATCCAATAAGGCCTTGAGTTCTGTAAATCCGCCTATCTTTTCTCCATCCACTATAATCTGTGGGAATGTTCTTGCACTAGGGAATAGTTCCCTAACTTCTGTTGGTTTAAAACCATCTCCCATCATCTTGTATATAGTCTCATCCACCTTAGGATGAGCTTCTGCTAAATTTTTTGCTTGTACACAATATGTACAATTCGGTATACTGTATATTACTACTTGCATGTTGTTCCTTTTTATAAATATATTATAACAAATTTTAAGTTTCTTGTCAAGATATATATTATCCTTCTAAGTAACTAATGTTATCTTCTTTAGTTATCTCTATCTTTTGTAATAGTGGGTGAGTCCAACCATGCGATACCATATATGTATTGAGGTTTTCTTCTTTAAGTAATACTTCCACTACCTTCTCTTTACCAACTTCATCTAAGGCTTGGTTTACCTCATCTAAAAATAGCACATTGATTTGACTACGACTTATAGAAGCCATTAGTTTTCGTATTGCTACTAAGGTTGCTATATTAACTCTAGCTAACTCGCCGCTAGAAAGAGCAAGAATGTCAATAATATTGCCGTTATCTGAGACTTCCACATTTAATTTATCATTCTCCACTACAAAGTTAATACTAAATCTACCATCACTAAACTCTGCGAGGTAGTCGTTTGTTAGAACTTCTAGTTCTTTTACTAGAGATTCTATTTTATAAGCTAGTAGTCCGTTCGTACTAAATGCTTTTTTGAGTGTTTCAAGAATCGCCAATTTGCTTTCTGAACTCTCAAGACTAGATTGACTTGCATCAAGCTGTTCTTGAAATCCGTCAGTTTGTTCCAGTATAATGCTAATTCTGGTGTTGTGCCTTTCTCTTCTCGTGTTTTCATCTATAACCTCTTGAAGATTCGACCTACTATCGGTAATCTTTTTACGAAGCTCTTTAATCTGTTCTGCGACGGCTTCTTCGTCCACTGCTCTTGTCGGGAGCTCATGGTCAATAGACCTGTAGGTTTGTTCCCAGTCTTCGATTCCTTTGGTTGCTGCCCTATGTATTTTATTTCCATGCTGTATC